ATAGAAATGTGATGCATCTTTCTCATGTTCACATACTTTACATTTTTTTGTAGCCATAAAACCTCCCTAGTAATATGCTGCTTTTTTTCTAAACTTGTACTGCCAATCATCATCCTGATCATCACTTGGTAACTTGATGAATCCGCCTTGCCTAAATCTCATTAGAGCTAGTGTTGTACTATCCACCAAGTCGTCATTCGCACCTGAAGGAAAGTCATTGCACTGCTCAACTACCTCTTGTGCCCACCGCATTTCGGGTGTCCACACGATCCCCGAAGAAAATAAGTCCGATATAGCATTGACTCGTGAAATCTTGTCTTGCCCTTTACCAGGAGTAAACTCACCCACAGGTATACCCATCCTACGCATCTCTTGATATAAAGCTGCGCCATTCGATTTCTTTTCCACCATGAAAGCATCTGGTTGCCACTCCTTATATTGTTCTAATACAAGTTTCTTTAATTCAGGAAACTCTAGTCGTTCATTAATCGCATTCAATAAGATGATGTTGTAATTATTAACTTCTTCATTAAAGAACACTCCCCATGTTGTTAGTGCATTATAGTCAGAACGATTATTTGCTTCTTGTGCCGCGTCCAAACTCATAATTATAAATTCACAAGGAGGTGGATCATCTTTTTCCCATACATTCCACCATTCGCGTTTTATTAATGCACCTTCTTCTGATACTGGATTCTGCATGTATTGTGCGTTCCAATATCTAACATCTAATGATGCTTTCTTACTTAATAATTCTTCTTTAGTCCAGAACTCAGGCCATAATGGTTCGCCATCATCTTTGATTGCTGGAAACTCTACAACTTCCCATGGCTCTACATCATCATTCTTATTCATCTGATTAATGATCTGGCCAGTTAAATCTAGCTTAGACCATCGCGTCATTACTACAATGATCGCTCCACCAGGCATAAGACGCTGAATAGGACCAGACTGAAACCACTCCCAAGCAGGTTGAAAAACATCTGCTCGTCCAAGCTTGGCGTCTTGCTCTGAATGAGGATCGTCAATGATAAAAAGATCGGCGCCGCGACCAGCAAGAGCACCCCCCACACCGATAGCAAAGTACTCGCCATTATAATTAGTCCCCCAGCGTGATGCACTTTTAGAGTCCGCCTGTAATTCTACGTCTGAAAAAACGTCATGATACGCTGACGAACCCACAAGATTACGGACCCTACGGCCAAAATTAACTGCAAGATCAGCTGTATGAGATGCCATAATAATTTTTTTGTGTGGAAACTTACCCAGAAACCACGCTGGGGCAAGGTAAGAGATGAGCTCAGATTTCCCATGTCGTGGTGCAATATTGACGATAACGCGTTTCTTTTTTCCGTTAGCGATGTCTTCAAATATTTGTGCAAGTTTGTAATGATGAGGGCCAGTCTTATAACCAGGATATACATGTTTAACAAACTCCAAAAAAGTTGATTGTCTTTCTTCTTTTACTTTTAACTCCTCTAGTTTTTCAAGCATAGAGTATAGTTCTATCTTTTCAACCTTTGATAATGAATCTACATTTTGCAATGCACGATACAGGTCTTCCTCTTTTATACCAGGAATGTTTATCATTAGTCTTTGTTATCTTCAGGTTTGATTTCACCTAATTCAGCATCGATTACTTCAAATGAAGTATCAACAGCTAAGTTGTTGCCTAGTATCTTAAATAGTTTGCTACGGATTTGATCTTCGAGATTCTCAATAGAACCTGTTTTGATGGTGACTTCTGTTTTATCGGTGAATAAACCAACGTCTGATATTTTACCTAATAGCTCTAATGCTTTTAAGCGATGTCTGGGATCGGATAGTCCTGAATCTTCTATAAGTTTGTTGGTGACAAATCTTCTTAACTGCACTGCCTCATCTACAACTTGATGGTCATAGTCTTGAAGCATGGCATAGAGATGTTGAACTGTAGAGGGAACACTAAGCGCTTTATTTATAGCAGCGTTAGTTGATTGAGTTGAATTGGGGTCTGTAAAAGCTTTGAATAAATCTTCAGCTTCTTTTTTGTCTTCTGGTTTGGATTGTATTTCTGCACCAGCTTCTAGTAATACTTTAGCAGTGGCCGCAGCAATTTTGACTTTTTTCTCAAAAGATGTTGGTTCTTCTGAATCAAAGTTGTCAGGTAATGGTTTGTTCGCTTCTGGTATAATTTTAAGAGACATTTAAGCTCCTGTTATATGCGGTTTCCTCGCGATGGGTGCATTATAACACAAGTTTTTAATAATCAAAGACTTAAAATAAATATATTTTAGAAGGTATGTTTGATAAAATAGTCACATGTTTACTACCCTTACACCTAAAAACCTAGCCATTCTATACGATATGGCATGTAAACTGCCGCCTTTTGATAAGTTTAAAATGCCAAAATCATCTAAAATAACCTTCAAAGTTATTAAAAACCCTGGAATTTATGGGGCTTTTGATGAAATTGAGATGGCTATTGAGATAAGTAGGCACTCTTGTGGTCATTTTAGTACTATTTTTGCCACTCTCCTCCATGAAATGCTACATCTAGCCCTGTATGTTAGGGGTGATGATGACTTTCACCTGCACGAAAAGAAGTTTCAACGCTACCACTCTATATACGCAGCCGTATATAACCTAGACCCTAAAGCAATCTAACCCGTTTTTTAAAAATTTTACAAAAAATTTTTTGATTTCCCATTTTATTTTAGATGGGGGTCGTTTGTATTCATCCCAGTGGATATAGATGGTGGGGAGGCTCATTTAAAAAAGGGGGTCCCCCATGACCGAAATTTTTCCCTGTGGAATTTATCGTGATTTCACGAAGTATTCGTTGACATTTATGTCATTATGCCGTATAATGATTTTCATCAGTTAGCAATCAAGCGAACTGATTTTTAAACGAAAGGGTTATATCATGTCACAAGATATTATTGAAGTGTTAAGTTTTGAGAATAAGCAAGTTTTAAATACTGAAGTTATTGCAAGATTAGTTGATGCTAACAAAGCACACAAAACAAAAGATGGTTTTATCTTTGATGCATCAGAAGGCTTTGCTGAATTTGTAGAGAGTTTAAATGCTGATGAGTTTACAAAAGAAGTATGGGAAGGTGCAATGGACTATATTAAAACTGAAATTGTAAATACGTTTAAGATTTCACCAAATACAGCAAAGGATTATCTTACTGAAATAGTTGAAATTCTTAAACTTCGTAATCCAGCTATAATTAAACCAGCATCTAAAAAAGCTGATGCAATTCGCAAAGCTGAAAAGAAAATTCAAGCTGATGCAAAACTAGCTGAATACGAACACATTGCCGTAGAAAGCCTAGCACCTGAATTGGTATCACTTGCGACAAAGACCGATAAAGAAAGCGTTGCACGTTTTAAAGAAATTTCAAGTGTTATCAAATCAAAAAATGATGCACAAGTAAAAGAAATTGAAAAGCAAGAAAAAGATGATAGAAAAGCCTTTAAAGAAAGTTATACAAAAGACTTTAAAGATATTTTCACTAATGAGTATGAATTTGCACAATATCTTCATGCTAACATTACAAAATATCGTGCTGATTTTGCAAAATCAAAATAGGAATTATTCGTGATTTCACGAAGTTTTCCGAAGTGAACAAAGCCCTACTTTTTGTAGGGCTTTTTTTTCGCCTATTTTTTCCCATGTCATCAAAGATGAATTCCGTTCACTTCGTTTCACCAAGTGAACGGAATGTCATCTTATGATGACCGTATTTGGCGAGCAGCCGAGTTTAGGAATTCCTTAACAAAGTTCACTTCGTAACACAGGAATACATCTTTTAGGGTGACCGTAATTGAAGAGCAGCCGAGTTTTGAGCAACGGCAATAAGACGCAATTTATAAATAAACAAGAATTTTTTTGTTTATTTGCTCGCATTTTTTGTTTATTTATCAAGGCATTGATTTATAAAGATAATTTAGTATAAATAAACAAATAAACAAATAAACACGCTTTTTAGAGTCTCCGACCTGAAATCAGTTTTGCTTCGTGGACTTCGTGAACGTCAATCGAGTTCGCCCAGAGCACCTTTTTGCAAAACCCTTGTTTATTTGTTTATAAACTGTAAAATCAATGACTTACACGATTTTGATAATAAAACAAAAATAAAACCTGTTTATAAACTGAATAATCAATGACTTGCTACTTTTTAAGCAATTTGGTCATAATGTCACAAAGTGAACGAAGTTAACGACTTACACCAATCTCTTAATAAAACACAAAATCCCAAAAAATAACCACAATTTCAAAAGACGCTATTTTGTCTCAACACCATGTAGACACGACTCTACACCATGTCTAGACACCATGTTAGTTTTTTCAACACCATGTCTAGACACCATGTAGAAACCTACGACACTTTGCCTCAACACCATGTAGAAAATCACCCTAATTTAGTCAACTTCGTTCATAGAATTAAAATAAAAACGTGTTGGAATTTTAATTTTCCTTATGCTATAATGACGTCTCAATTTCAACATTTACAGGAGTCAAAAATGGGTAAAATTCTAAAAGCACCCGAACCAAAAGAGATTAAAGATTTAAGAACATCAGTCCAATTAACCCAACAAAAAGCAGCCGAACTATTGCACTCAAACCTTCGAACTTTCCAAAGATGGGAGTATGGGACTACCAAAATGCCATATGCCTATTGGGAACTTTTCGCAATCAAGATTGAGATGCTCAAGATGAACGGAACTACTCTATGATTAAAAAAGAACTACCGATTAATAACGAGTTAAAGATATTACGGGCTACATATAACTTAACTCAAGGTGAGATAGCCAAACTTATCTATGTATCATCTAACACATGGCATAGGTGGGAAACCAAAAGGCAACCCATCACTCAAGCATCGTGGGAGTTATTGCAATATAAACTGCAGGACATAAATAAACAAGGTGGAGTTGACCTAACATTAGATGAAATACTATCCGATTATAACCGACCTACTGCTTGACATACATGACATTTTGACGTATAATGTAGTTGTAGGTGAATAAAAGGTAGTATTTATTAACTAAACGGAATTTATCGTGATTTCACGAACAATTCCACAAAGAGAGGATTGTATGTTATCTAAAAAACAAATATTAAACGATGTCATCAAGGCTAACCAAGATGATGAAGCAGAGTTCATTTGGGGTTACTTCTATAACTATTGCAAATCATTCTATGCAAAGGGTGGTGTGTATGGTGACGAAGTGAACGCAACAGACCATGAGATAGAGCAAGCGATATTAGATGTGTTAGACGAAATAGGGCATGAGTTTGAAGGTGATAGCTTTGATAGAGAAAAGGTAAGACACAATATCGAACGCAATCGCAACAATCCATACCTAGTATGCAAAGCAATCTATCAATCAATGCACCACGATTATTCTTTAAGGAGTGAACAAAATGCAAGATAAACTATTAGAACTATTAAATGAAATAGAAACGATTGCCAATGAAGTTAGTTGGTCTGACAAAGTATTGGCTAATCGATTAGTAGAAATCGCTTTAGAAATTAAAACTTTAAAAGGAGAAAATCATGCATCTTAATCAAAACATCAAGCTAGTCCAAAAACTAAATGAAGCTAATCATGATTACAATACTTTACGCAGACGTGCCAAGATTAGACGTGCCTATCGTGAAAAGAAACAAGAGATAGAGAACGAACGCAATATAGGTATGGCAGAACTTAATCGTGCATACAGACGTTCAATGCGTGAACGCATTACCGAGTCATGTGTATGGATATTTGTCGGTGTTCTCTTAACGCTATGGTTACGTTAAACGAAGTGAACGGAGTTAATCATGTATCAATGTGTTAGATGTGGTGATGACGTTGAAGACAAGCGTCATGACTTGGGTTATACAACTTGTCTTTGGTGTGGTGAAGAACAAGCAAGACAATACAAGCACACCATCGTGCCAATGAATAAAAGTAATTATATTGTGGTGACTGACGTTGCTTTGTTAGGGAAACTCAATCCTAAACGAGTAGCTGACTAACTTGACAATGACGTGTAAAACACGTATAATTATATATTGGTGTGTTGAAATAGAAAGTTATGTTTAATCAATCGGAATAGTTCGTGATTTCACGAATAGTTCCATAACGAAAGGGGAATTATCATGGGTTATAGAAGTGATGTTACATATGCAATATTGTTTAGAGAGTTAAGTTGTAAGCGTAAGTTTGTAGCAATAGCGAAGTTAAACCCACAGTTTAATGAAGCCTTAAAAGAGTGTGAGCATGTAGATGATGACAAGTTATTTATCTATGCCGATTTCAATTATGTTAAATGGTATGACGAGGATGAAGATGTTCAATGTCATATGCAGATGTTAGATAGTATATCAACCAACGAATTAGATGGTGTGTCTGCAAAGTTTGTTCGTATGGGTGAAGAGAATGATGACATTGAAGAGATGGTATTTGAAGGCGAGGATTGTCCCAATGGTTGGAGTATTCACGTAGGGGTATCTCGCCATGTCTATAACGAATATGCAAAGAGAGGAGATTAACATGGCATTTCATATTGATACACATGACTTACCTAGAATAGATAATTACAAACACGTTCGGGAATTGTTTAATCGCATACCCTCGGTCAGAGGTGAAGACAAGTCCGTCAAACGCTTGGGCAATCGCAAGGCAAAATACAAATGGTTGAAGTTAGAAATTGTAGATGGCATAGAAGTATACAAAGCAGGGCTACACGATACTGCTCTGATTACCTACTATCCAACACACCTAGAGATGTCTATGGGTGGTTGGTAT